TATAGCGTTTGTATTTGTTATTGCAAAAATCTGTTCGCCTGCAACAGCAGTATGAGCAGTAACAGTTGAAGAATTAATAGTGATATATCCTTTATTTAACAGACCAAGATTCACATTTGTTGCATCTGAGTACACTAATAAATGTGCACCTGCAGGAACAGTAACCCCGGTTCCCGATACGGTTTTAATTGTCAGAGTTTTTGTGGTTCCAGAACTTTCTCTTGTAGTAGCATCCTCAAATATCATTATTCTTTCAGAACTATCAGGAACCGTGACAGTTCTATTAGCTGCGAGAATACCTGTTAATTTAAAGTAAAGATTTTTACCGTTAGATGTTGCTCCATTATCTAATGCGAGTGCCTGATCAGATGAGGCCACATCTAGAGATAGATAACCACTAGATAATTGCTCTAATATCTGTAGATTAGTATTTGTTATATTACCCCAAAGACCAGCCTTTTCACCGGTAGTGATAATCTCTAATTTTGAATTTGTTGAAAACGTTGATGCCATATTAAATCGGGTCTATTTCTACCCAAACACTATTAGTATTTGGATCTATTTCACTCCATGTTATTGCCGTAGCATCCTTGACTGTTATCGTCAGAGGAGTCGCATCAGGCGTTACATTTGCTTTACCGATCAATGTAACACTTCCTGTGTTTAACGTCAATTGGTTTTGAGATACGATTGCGTTAGCAGCTGCATTAATTACTACACTTCCTGCAGCAAGAGTTAATCCACTTCCCGCAACTGTTACATTTGCAGCCGCGTTAATTATAACATTTTTTGTGGCTAATGTTAGAGGGCTTCCAGATACCGTTACAAGAGCACCTGCTAAAGTTGTTGCATTACCGATGGATAATGTTAAAGGACTTCCAGATACAGTGACGGAAACATTTGGGTCAAATACCGAATCAGATATCGGAAGAGCAGATATGGCGTCAAAACCGAGCATCTATTATGCTCCTGGTTTAGTTGGCCATGTAACAGCTTCTACCTGTTCAACTGTTGTTAATCCATTTGTTAGATCTCGTAATTCTTGTCTATATGTTCTCATAGCCTCACTCATGGTCACGTCTGAGTTAGCCATCCAATCTGTTTCTGCTAGTAATGAGTTTCTTCTTAATCTAAAACTTTCCATAGCTAAACTAAAAGGAGTATTGTTATTATCCCATTCAGCTTCTTCAGCTTTTCTTGCAGTAATTTCTGCTTCTGTCATTGGTATTTCAACACCGTTTATTAAATTTACATATCTAGTCATTATGTTTTAATCCCATATAGTGAAATAGTGCCATAAATATTTCCTGATGCCATTTGAAATTTCATTCCATTAATTGTTTGTGTGGTATCAGAAGAAGAACTAAATGCTTCGTTATGTGTATATCCACTATTATTTTTGTAAATACATTGACCAGTAATTGCCATTCTAGTGTTTTCTCCAATACCATAACAAAATATCTGACCTTGAAAATATTCTGGATTATCATTTCTAATAGTTCCAGCTATTTGATAGAGTTTGTCACTATTTGGTGCTGAAGCTGGATTAGTAGAAGATGATCCATTGTATGTATTGTACATTGATTGTTGTCTAAAAGTACCTCCACTATCACTTGCTCCAGTTCTAGTTATAAAGTGAATTTTTTGATCATTAGTTGCTCCATAAACTCTTTGAAAATTAAACATATAACATTTGTATTCATCGTCAAATACAACACCACTAGCATCATTATCAAAAATAATATTAGAAGCGTCAGATGCTGTTACTGATTTTATTAAAACTAAACTCGCAGGATCAAAGCTAGTAGCAGCAGTACCACCATTAGCTATTGGCAATGTTCCTGTAACGGCGCTTGTTAAATTTACTGTATTTGGTCCTAGTCTAGTTATAGCCATAATTTACCCTATGTTATAATTTTCATAATTCCTAAAGTTGTTCCTAAATAATCGCTTTCGGCAACAAGACTGCCACTATCATCTGTTGCTACATAAGCATACATATCAACATAATCACTTGCCGACAATGTTTCTAAAAAACCACTTCCAAGACTAATTTCTCTAGAATTACTTGTACTGTATCCATAATCAAAATACATAAAAGATTTTCTTACAGAACCATTTATTCTCATATTACATTGTGCTCTTACTAATCTATTATTACTATCATAAAATCTTAGTTGAGGTAAAATCAAATAAGTTCCTGCGGTTACAACTGTAAATCTATCATTACTTAAATCAAATATACTAGATGCACTTTCATTTACAACTGCATCAAATGTAATTAATGTATCTGTTCCATGATTAATAGTTTGATCACTGCTTTTTTTTACAGTAGTAAAAGGAGTATTAGTTCCACCAACAGCGGCACCATTATTCTGTAATGTTCCTATGATATTTGTTGTATCACCAGATGCACCGATAGTGATCGTGTTACTATTCTCGTTGATAATGTTATTACCGTCTGTGTCCTGTATCGTGTCTGCTTTTAATATACTTGTCATTATCCGAACAATGCCTCTACCTCTGCGTCAGTCAAAGCCTCACCAGTTTTTAATTTAGCTTTTCCTGATACTTTGTTATTTTTATGCGCTTCATCAGCGTCCTTTAATTCTTGTACCTTTGCATTTACTTCAACTTCTGTTGGCATTGTTGCACCGTCTTTAATAATTTTAATGTATTGATATTGCATACGATCTTCGTTAGGAATTTTATTTCCATTGTCGTCATGTGTTTTCCAGCCATACCAATTTTTATAATCTTTGTTAAAGCTGTGTAGTGCGTCTTGAAAATAATCTTTTTCCATAATTTATCCTATGTATCAGCTAATCTCACACAAGTAAAACTTGATTTACTTTTACTTGTATTACCTTGAACACTTCCCCCACTTGTAGATTGTGAAAATTTGAATTTATCATTAGTTATATTTGTTACATTAAATATGTAAAAACCTGCACATATCGCATAATTTGATTGTGTTTGTCCAGCCTGTGTCTCTACAGCTATATTATAATTAGAGTTATCGTTTGTGGTAAGTAGATTAATTCTTAAATAGTTATTTTCTGATGTTACATTTGCAAAATTAAAATCTATTTTCCAATATCCTGTGCTCGGAAAAGAAAAAATACCAGAAGATTGTGATAACCCAGTTCCTAGTTTTTCAAAATTATACGTATCAACTCTTTCCCAACTTGATGTTATATCATTATAACTTGAATCTCCACTTCCTGAAACATCTGCTGATAATCTAAAATAATCTATTTCAGTAACCCCACCAAACCCCGTCGCTGTACCAGAATTTGTAAATGTGCAACCTGAAGGAATAGTAACTGTCTCTCCAGATTGACCAAGAGTAATAGTCCCTGATCCAGAGCTTGTCTCTATATTCGATACTTTTAATGTTCCGTTTGCCATATTATGCTCCTATAATTTTAAAACCAGTTAATTGTGAAGTAGTAATTCTATTTGTTCCTGTTGAATTATTAATATAAACATAACCTTCAATGTAATCATCAGTATCTAAATCAATAATACAAGACGCTGTGTGATCTGCTAATTCAACTTCACTTTCTGTTTTAGAATTATTACTTACTCCAGTAATTTGACTACCATTTTTATAAATAGCAACAGATGAAGCATCTAATGATGAAGCATTTGATGTTCCTGTAGTTGCACTTAAAGTTATAAAATATTTTCCTGCAACCGCTGGAGTAAATTTGTTAGATGCAAAAGTTCCATCACTATCTAATAATTCTGTATCATAAGTAATTTTTGTCCAAGTACTATCTGATTGTCCTGTTGTTTGACTTGATTTACTAACAGAAAAAGCTGGAGTATTTTCTCCACCAAAACCTGTTTGCGTTCCGTTATTATTAATTGTAACTCCAGATGGTACGTTGATTGTATCACCACTTACACCTAAAGTAATAGTAGATGTGTTTGTACTTCCAACTTGTAATGTCGAAGTTCCTGATACTGTATCAATAGTGTTTGTTTCTAATTTACTCATTATAAAATTACAAATGTACTCCCTGATGGTATAGTCACTGTTCCTGATACTGTAACAGGACCAACTAACGCTCCGTTAGTAGAACCTGCCATAGATATACTTGTGAACGTTTGACTGTTCTTCATAAAAAATGTTGAGGCTAAACTTCCCGCAGTCACCGATGAGTCGGTTGGTGTACCGATGTCAAAGGTATTACCGAGCACAGTTCCGAAAAAAGTATCAGAACTAGCAGGGTTTGAACTGAAGGTTATCTGTGAACCAGAGATTGTGTATGCAGCTGGATCCTGAATGACACCCGAGATAGATATAATACAGCTTTGTTCGTTTCCTGGAAGCACAGCGGTCCCACCAACCGTTAGGTTAAACGGTCCTGCAGTTGATCCAGTGAATGACCCTGCTATGTCATCCAAAATTTGATACGCACCCGTTTGGGGAGCTTTTCCAACGTAAGCCATAGTCTATATCCTTTACTCTGTAGGGATCGGATTGTCAGTCTTGACTTTTGCCACATGGTCTTTCCATGTGGAAGTGCCGTCCACAGAATCGTGGTACTGCATGTCGAGCTGATCACCCAGATCACCGTAGGCCGTTCTTCTTGCAGCTCTTGCAGCGCTCTGTCTCTCGGACAGATCAGCAGCAGAGTCCACAGCGTTCAGTTGCTCTTCGGTTGGTTTTGCCACACCAGAAACATTCCATTCCTTGATGTAGGGGCCCTGACCGTTCGAGTCATCCCGAAGCAAAACGTCCTTTAAAAAGTCAACCTCTGCCACGCCGTTATCGGCGCAATATTGTCTGACTTTATTTGATAGTGATGCCATAGTTTTTCTCCTTTTAAATTGTTTATATTATGGTTTTATTCATAATTCAAATTATTATGTTAAAATTTTAAATCCTTGAAAATAATTTCTGTAACTACTAGCTCCACCAGATGTAGCTGGAACTTCTATATTTCCTCCATTTGAAGTATCTGCTCTAACATAAACTTCGTAATAATCTGTTGCATTATGATCTACAATTAAACTTGCTGATTGCCAAACTCTTTTAACTTCTCCAGATGGTTCATTTTTAAAATAAGTTAATAGTGAACCATTTTTATAAAAATAAAGTACATGATGTTGAATATTTTTACTTGCATCATAAAAATACATACCAGTTGAAATGTAACTTTTTCCTACAAATCCAGGAGTATATCTTTTGTTTGAGGTATCATAAACTCCACCAACATCTATAATTTCTGTATCAAATGTAACTTTAGTTTCTGTTGCATCTGATATTTCAACACCAGAACCTATATAAACTGCCATAAAACAAGGAGAGTTTTTTTCTCCAGCACCAGTTACAGTTCCTGTAAATGCAAAGTTATCTGCTAAATTTATTGATTCTGATTGTATTTTATCTATTGCCATATATTACTCCTCCTCTCCTGGTTTTGTTGGAAAGTCTTTTGCAATTACTTCATCAGCATTTGTAAGACCGTTTGTTAGATCTCTTAACTCAGTTCTATATGCTCTCCACTCATCTTTTTGTAAATCTGTTAGTGGAGCATTATTTAATTCTATCCAATCACATTCTAAAAGTAATTTATTTCTTTTTAATCTTAAAGATGTAAGCTCTCCATCAAATTGTCTTGAAGCTACTTCTGCTTGAAAATCATTATGTTCTTTTTCTTCAGTTGGTGTCATATCTCTAATAACACCTTCAAATAAAATTTTAGTCATTATATATTAAACCCATATGTTCTTATTTTTGTTGTTGCTGCTATTGTTCCATTACTAACAGTAATTTTAAATCTGTCGTATGAGGTAGTATCAATTTTTATACCAAGAGTAATAGCTTGTTGTGCAGAATTATCAGTTGCGTTTCCAAAATTTAAATGTGAAAGTATGTGAGTATTTCCAGCTGTGTAAGCATTAAATACATCAATATAGCCTGATGGCATACCTTGATTGGAGTTTGATTTATAATTATTACTGCTATCACCACCATATAATTTTATTTCACTATCACTAGCATTATTAGTATGCTGTGTGGTGCTTCCTCTTAATCCAAAAGTATTTCTTTGATAGCCAGTTACTACGCCACTAGAAGTTCCTAATTGAAAATATAAAGCTGATGGTTCACTATGTTTAAATTGATCAAACATAATTCTATAACTGTTGTAAGTAGCACTAAAAATTGCTCCAGTTTCAATATTTGCAACAGTTCCAGAAGTTACACTTTGAGTATCTAATAAAACCATACCACCTAATCCAGATACGAAATTAGATCTTGTCATTTTCTTTAACGCCGCTGAAGCTGAAGTATCTGATAATAAAATCAAATCATCGTCTGCAATCGTTGTTTCTGCTGTTTGTCCTGTTATAGCCGTTGGATCAAGATGTTCATCGCTTATAGAATCATCTGCTATTTTATCTCCGTTAACAGCGTCAGCTGCAATTTGTGAAGTAGTTACAGATCCTGCAGGAGCGTTGACCGTGCCTACAGCTCTACCTAAAAATACACAATACATCTCATCGGTGCCATTTGTTAATGCCGCCGATAGTGTAAGAGTTGTACCCGATGCGGTGTATGCTTTACCTGATCCTGGCTCCTGAACTACGTTATTGATTACTAGCCTGATATCGTTCTCGTTGGTTACACTATGTGATAGCGTGTACGCAGTCTGAGAGTTTACGATTGTAAATACCTGTCTCTCAAAACTTATAAAGCTTCTTGCTGGAATATTTCCTAAATATGCCATGAATCTCCTTACGAACTAATTGCATCAACTGTAGACATCCAAACACTTAATGAGCTTGCTGTATCCGATTTTGCTTTAACAACATCTCCATTTTGAATCACTAGTTTACTTCCTCCGTCTATGAGTTCGAGAGATCCGCCACTAACTATAGGCGCATTTTTAATAATATAATGATCTTGTGATCCTCCAGTTACAGAAGAAGTTATAAAAACCTCTGCTGTAATCGTTGATGTCGTAGTATTAGCAAGACGGATAGAGATGATAGCGTCATTAGAATTACTAGTATGAATAGTAGATGCCGATGTTCCTACGTCTTGATCTCCAAATCTTTTAAAGTCTTGTGCCATATTACTCCTTTACTATAATGCTATTGCCATTGCAACCGCAAAACCTGCTGTAGCCCCTGCTGTTCCACTTGAGGCAGCGGTAACCCTACCTTTAGCGTCTACCGTGATTGATGAATTTGTATAACT